AATGCTGCTGTTGGACATAATGCTTTAGCATCAAACACTACAGGTGGTGATAATGCTGCTGTTGGACATAATGCTTTAGCATCAAACACTACAGGCACAAGAAACGTAGCAGTTGGAGCTTTAGCACTTGATGCTAATACAACAGCTAACGATAACACAGCTATTGGATATGATGCTGCTACTGCTAATACTACAGGAACACAAAATACTATTGTTGGAACTTATGCTTTTGATGCTAATACTACAGGAAGCTACAATACCGCTTTTGGTAGAGCAGCACTAAGTTCTAATACAACCGCAGATAATAATACAGCTATAGGTATATCTGCCTTAGAAGCAAATAGTACTGGCTCTGAAAACGTAGCTGTTGGAAGATTAGCGATGAACTCTAACACTACAGGCGGTGACAATACAGCAGTTGGTAATGCTGCTTTATTAAATGCTACTACAGCTAGTGATAATACAGCAGTTGGTAGCTCAGCATTATTAAGTGCTACAACAGGTAATGAGAATACTGCTGTTGGTAGACAGGCTTTAGAGGACCTTACTACAGGTATATATAATACTGGTATTGGTCGTAACGCACTTGCAAATGTTACAACTGCTAACTACAACACCGCAGTTGGATGGCAGGCAGGTGTTAATAATACAGGAGAAGGTAATACATTTGTAGGTTTAAATTGTGGCAGAGATCAAACATCAGGTACTGTAAATGCTTATTTTGGTTGGGATGCTGGGTTACAAACAACATCAGGTTCAAAAAATACTTGTCTAGGAACTTTAGCTGGTCATAATATTACCACAGGAGATGGTAATACTATTGCTGGTTATACTGCTGGAGATGATATTACTACTGGAAATCATAATACTGTTATAGGTCATTTAAATAATGCTGGTGCTGCTGGTGCAGCATACAGGATTGTTTTAGGTTATAGTGCTAGTGGTGGTACAGATGATTCTTTGTTATTTGGTAGAGGTTCTATTGATTCACAAATAGCTTTTGGTGCTACATCAATTACAGCTCCTTCTGATATAAGACTAAAAGAAGATATACAAGATGAAGAAGTAGGTTTAGATTTTATAAAAGATTTAAGACCTGTAACTTTTCTTTGGAAAAAAGAAAAAGATATACCTTCAGATATGAAAGCTTATAAAGAAGGCTCTGAAGAAAGAACCATGAATGGTAAGTACAATCATGGTTTTATAGCTCAAGAAGTTAAAGAAGCTATAGACAAGCACAATCTTAAAGAAGGCTTTGATATGTGGTCAGAAGATGAATCAGATGGCAGACAAAGAGTTGGTGATGCTTCATTAATGCCTATTATGGTAAAAGCTTTACAAGAACTGTCTACACAGGTAGATGAATTAAAAACCGAAATACAAACTTTAAAAGGAGAATAATATGAGTGCAACAGCACAAACAGTAAGCGAAGTCTTAACAGCAGCAATGGATAGCGTAAACTTAATTAACGGAGTAAACGCTGGAACTTGGAATGTTGAAGGTATGGAGCAATCAGACATCAACGATATGGTACAAAGAAACGTAGACCATTTAGAGGTCATTTTAGCGTATGAACCTGTTGATGAAGATGATGATACACCTAACGTAGTAGGTTCATCTAGTAGTAAAAAAACTGATTGTACTAACGCTATTGCTACAGGTAAGGCGTATATTAGTTCAAATAGTTAATTTTAATAAAACATCACCTTAGGAGGTGCACTAATGCAAGAAGAAAATAAAGCCGTCATTGGCGATAACGAAATTCTAGAACAAGAAATGACTGAGGAGCAAAAATATTTGGCTAATCAAATAACTGATTTAAGAAATAAAAAAGCTAAAATCCAATTCGATTTAGACCAAATACAAGCAGCCCTAACTGTTTTTGAAAACACTTTTATAGCTTCAACAAAAGAAGAAGCAGATAAAGTTCTAGATGAAAAAGAGGAGAAATAAATGGCAGATATAATAATGTGGATAACCACAATAGTAACAGTATCTTCAATCATAGCAGCAAGTACACCAACACCTAAAGATGATGAATGGATTGGTAAACTCTATAAATTTATAGATTTATTAGCTTTAAACATAGGTAAGGCTAAAGATAAATAATGCCTACTGTAAAAGATGCATTAGCAGAGCTTAACGCACATGAAAGAGAATGTGCTATTCGTTACGAATATATAGAAAAACGTCTCGATGAAGGTTCTGCAAAATTTAAAAGATTAGAAATGCTTCTTTGGGGCATATACCCTTTTATAGTAGGTTCAATTATTCTTACTAAGTTTTTATAGGAGGATTTAATGCCTCTTCAAAAACTTTTATTTAAACCAGGAATTAATAAAGAACTAACCGCCTATACAAACGAAGGTGGTTGGTTTGATGGTAATCTTGTTCGTTTTCGTAAAGGATTACCTGAAAAAATTGGGGGCTGGCAAAAATATTCTAATAGTTCTTTTATATCTAGAGGACGTGCATTACATGCTTGGGTTGCTTTAGATAGCACAAAATATATTGGATTAGGAGCGACACAAAAATATTACGTATTAGAAGGAACATCTTACAACGATATCACTCCCATAAGAATTACAACTTCTGCGGGTGATGTTACATTCTCTGCGTCAAATGGTGACGCAACAATAACTGTTTCAGATACAGAACATGGTGCTGTACAAAATGATTTTGTTACATTTAGTGGTGCATCTAGTTTAGGTGGTAATATTACTGCTACTGTATTAAATCAAGAATATCAAATAGCAACTATAATTGATGCCGATAGCTATACTATAGAAGCTAAAGATACGTCTGGGGCAACCGTAACAGCAAACAGCAGTGACGACCCATCAACAGGTGGAGGTAATGGTGGTTCATCAGTAGTTGGTACGTATCAAATAAACGTTGGTTTAGATGTTTATATTCCATCAAGTGGTTGGGGTGCAGGTTCTTGGGGAACAGGAAGTTTTGGTAGTGTTACTGCTTTAAGTGATACTAACCAATTACGAACTTATTCACACGATAATTTTGGTGAAGATTTAGTTTTTAACGTTCGTAGCGGTGGTATTTATTATTGGGATTCTAGTGGAGGTACCTCTAATAGAGCAGTATCACTATCAGATTTATCAGGTGCAAATTTACCACCAACAAAAGCATTACAAGTTCTTGTAAGTGATATAGATAGACACGTTATTTGCTTAGGAGCAGACCCTATAGAAAACTCTAGTAGAACAGGTACCATAGACCCCATGCTTATAGCTTTTAGTGACCAAGAAAATATTACAGAATGGGAACCCTTATCTACAAATACGGCAGGTTCTTTACGACTATCAGCAGGTTCTTCTATTATTGGTGGGATAAGAGCTAGACAAGAAACACTTATATGGACAGATACAGCGTTATATTCTTTAACTTTTATTGGTCAGCCTTTTACTTTTGGATTAAATTTAGTAAATGAAGGTGTTGGTTTAGTGGGTCCCCATGCAGCTGTGAATACACCAAAAGGTGTTTTTTGGATGGATAAAAAAGGTTTTTATACTTATTCAGGTCAAGTACAAAGTTTACCATGTAGTGTTCAAGAATACGTGTTTAATGATATAAATGATACACAGGGTTTTCAAATATTCGGTTTTTCTAATAAAGCTTTTAATGAAGTTGGTTGGTTTTATTGTTCTGCTAATCAGTCAATTATTGATAGATACGTTGTGTATAATTATGATGAAAATGTATGGTCTTTAGGGCAATTATCAAGAAACGCATGGTTAGATGAGGGTATTTTTGAAAAACCATTAGCTACATACACAACATCAACTACTGGATATCTTTATAACCATGAAACAGGCAATGACAATGATGGTGTTGCCATGGAGAATGTTTTTATTGAATCTAGCGATTTTGATATTGAACCTGCAGGAGAAGTATTTTCTTCGGTTAGTAGAATTATCCCAGACGTTAATTTTGTTGGCAATGGTTCTACTGGAAGTGCAGGACAACAACTAGATTTTGTTTTAAAGAAAAGAGATTTTCCTGGAGAAGATTTAACAACGGTAACTACGGCTTCATGTTTTTCTAATACAACTAAAATAGACACCCGTTTAAGAGCTAGACAGGTTGTTCTAAGAGTTCAATCTAACGACGATGATACTTCAGTTACAGGTATGGGGTTTAGGTTAGGGGCTACACGTTTAGATGTAAAACCTGATGGTAAACGATAGTGGCTAAATTATTAGAAACTAAACTGCCTACAGCAGTTGGTCCTTTAAATCCTGAAATATTTAATAGATTAGTTCGTATATTAGAATTATCTTTAAAGTCTAAAGATATAGACGCTACTTTGTCGGTTAATGAGACACAAAGAAATTTAAATAAATTTAATAAAGGCGATATAATTTATAATCTAAGTACAGACCAACTACAATTTTGGAATGGTGTTAAATGGATAGATTTATACAGTGGGGAAGAAAATGGTGTTCAGGGAACAACAACTCTGGGCAAAGTAACAATACAAACAAACGGAGCGACAATAGTCCCAATACGATGAATATCGATAAATTAAGAGAAGAATTAACCTTCGATGAAGGTTGTGTAAATAAAATTTATTTAGACCATTTAGGTTATCCAACATTCGGTATAGGTCATTTAGTATTAGAAACAGACCCTGAACACGGTAAAGAAGTAGATACACCTGTATCAGAAGAACGTATAAAAGAATGTTTTGAAAAAGATATAACAACAGTTATAGAGGATTTAAATAGAAATTTAGAATGGTGGCAAGATTTACCTGAAGATTTACAAAGAGTTATAGCTAA